CGAGCATCTCCACTCGTAACGTCATACCAATCATGTCGGGGTCCTTTGTTTGTGTTGGTTAGATCAGGCTACGGCGCGAACCCAAGTGCCACCAGTGCCCGTGACGGTCATAGTGTCAAGGGAACCGACGGTGCTTGAGATCGGCATGAACGACGAGATCATCATGTTGGTGATGGTGTAGATTGGATTGCCGGGTGCGGCCACGCCAGTATCGGGTGCCACAATTACGGTGGTGTCACCGTCGCCGACAACATCTGACAAATACTTTTCCACTGAAGTTGCGCCGTACTCAAGCAGCACAGTCGCCGAAACGCTTACAGATTGGAGGCCAGCGACAAACTTGTGTCCTGTGGCTCCCATCGTGGTCGCTTCTAACGAGTCGAAGCCTGCTTCAAGGGTGATAGATGAACAGTTGAGTGAAATGTTGTTTGCGCCAATGGTGATTTGTCCACTGCCTTGGTAAACGATTGCCATGATGTTTTTCCTTTTCTAGTTAGCGTGTTGCTGTGAGTTTGATAGTGAGGTCGTAACAGGGGAGGTCTTGCGACCCGATCGTTGCGATGGATGGTTGTCCCGAGATGACTGCAATGTCTGAGCCGAGAATTTGGTCTGCGACGTTGAGGATGTAGTCGCTGGAGTCTTGGTTGCCGGGTGGCGCACCAAGGATTCGGATTGTGATTGTGACGTCGGAAACTTTGGATGTTGGGTTTGCACCGAACGATTCAAACGACGGCAGTTCAATAAAGACGCTAAGCGGTCGTGCGTTGCGTGGATCGGTAACAGGTTTAAGCCCAAGGGCCGTGAGCGATGTTGAGACCGCGTTGATTGCGTCTGTGAAAATGCCAGCCATGTTAAGCGCACTGCGATCTCTTAACGCCGAGCAACTGGTTGACGCGACCCAAGGTCATTAGCGGTGGTCCGCTCATGTCACCAAACGACGCGTAACTGTCTCCAGTGGTTCCGCGTTCACGGTAAAGCCCTGCGGCGTAAAGCGTGGTTCCCAATAGCACTGAGCCATCAGGGACAGTCGTGAGACTGTCGTGGTAACCCGCTTGCACGCGACGCCTAAAACACCAAGCGTTGGCGGCCGCGACACAAGTCGTAAGGTAAGCGGTGTCATTGGCCGTTGCGCTGGAAATTCCCAAGAATTCCTGAGTATTTCCGACGGTGGTCCAACTACACGTTTGGGTCCAAGTTACGGTTCCAGTTGCTGAAGCGCGCGAATAGTTGTCAAAGTTTGATTTGACAAGTAGTTGATTCGTGATGGTGACTTCGTAATCAAAAAGGAAGTCACCTTCAACACTGACACCAACAAACCCAAAAGTAGGGACAGCCTGAACGATGTAAGTCGCATCAAAATTGTTTCCTACTCCTGCAACAACGATCGTTTGACCAATCGTGATGTCGGTGGCCTCGAGAGTCTGAATCACGGCGTAGTCGTCTACACGCTGTGCGTGCGTGACGGTGAATACGGCCATGATTCAGATCCTCTCGAAGTTTCCGTCTATCAGACGAAAGCGGCCTTAATGGCAAGTTCTGGGGAAACAACTTTACTTGCCCAGTAACCACGAACCGCAATCTGCCTGCTCAATTGTGAGGGTTGTTCCACGGAAATCAAGCCCTTGTTCAATTCAAACGATTCAAGGGCACGCGGATCAAGGATGGTCATGCCAGCCGAGGTCAAGTTGCGGTCAACCACGACGCGCAAACCGAAAGCAAACGCACCCTGTGTCGAAGCGACATTGAGTGAACCGTATGCGTTCATTGGTCCGACCTGTGGGAACAACGGACGGTCAGCGGTATCGGACAAACTGCCCATCAACTTCCAGACGTTTGGTGACACAGCGAGGACGGACGGCAAGTTGCCATTCGAGCCAGTCAAGATGTCTGCGGCGGCGGTGTACATCCACTCAACCCAGTAGGCCGGGTCAGCAATTGATGCGTTTGCAAAGTTGTTGCTGTTGGTGACGCCAGTCTGCAATTCTGAACAAGCGAGCAAGTCGGTGCGGTCCATGTAGACGCGCATCATGTCGTCAAGCAACGGTCCGAGTGCTTCAGGCTGTGACCAGTCAATTGCGGCTTCGCTGATTTCAACATAGCCACCCTGAATTGTCTTGGTGATCTGCACGTCATTGATTTCGAATTGTGACGCTGTGATCGTGGTGTTCTGTGTGGCAGTGCCCACTGAGTTATGGACGCTCACTACCGGACGAATGAAAACTGAGCCTCCCTGCGGCATGGGGCGAAGCGTGGTTGCATCCACAAGAGGACGCGAGCCAACAAACGTGTTCACCACATTTTGAATGATGGGGGTCGGGATCACACCGGGCAGATCAGGCGTCGTCACGTTCGGCGCGGCGGCGCGAATGTTTTCGTTAAGTTGTGCAAAGTCGCTTCCGCCACGAACGAATGCTGAGATGTATTCGCTTACGGACGGCAATTTGAATTCGCGCTTGGCGGTTGCATAGATCGGTTGAGTCGCGATTGCGGCTTCAACGGTTGTGGGTTCTGACATGGTTTCATCCTCCTCGGATGGTGTTGTTGGGGTTGTTTCTGTTGGGATTTCTTCTTCGGGTTCGTCGGCTTGGGCTACGAGGTCGCGTATTTCTGCGCCCGAAAACGCTGGTACGGCGACGAGCGATAACTCGACAAGTGAAGCACGGGTGACGACGGTGGCTTTTAGTTCTTTGTCGTAGTACGACTCTTGAACTTCTGCGCCAACACTGACGGCGTCGTATGCACCCGATCGGATTAGTTCTACTGCGTCGGCTGATGCGCGAGTGCGTGCGAAGGTCGCAGTAAAGCCGAGGCCCTCTTCCATATCTGCCAAAGCGTTCACTGTGCCTCGTAACTGACCGAGGTCATGTCCTTCTATAAGTTTGGCGGCTTTCTGATTGACATCAAAAGCACCTCGCTCAAACGCCACACGCTGACCGCCTAAAACGGTTGCGGTGACTGGGGACCACGGGACTGCGATACCAGAGATAGACGCTGGTGCGTCGCTATCTGATTTTGCGAAGTCCAATGTGGGGAGATCGGCTGTAAGTCGAATCATGCCATTTCCTCTGATCTGCGTTCTTCTGCTGACGGTTCGTAAGCAACATTTGCCAACTCGTTTTCGGCGAGATAGTCCTCAATGTCAAATTCGACATAACGGCCACGGGGCAAAATGTTGTTCATGCTTAAAGTCTGTTCAATGCAGTCTAAATACTGTTTTGCGCCGAACAGGTACAAGTCCTGTCGTGCGGACTGTGCGTTTTGGTATGTGTAGCCCTGCACACCGATGCCCAACAAATAGGCAGGAATTCCAGTGGCCCGAGACAGTTCTAATGCTTGGAATTGACGCGACTCAATCAGTTGCAGTTTGTTCGGGTCACTAGAAAACTCTTTGAATGTCACGACGCTGTTAAGTGCGCCGATGGCACCAACTTGTCGAGCGTTCCGCCAAGCGGCGGCAAGTTCGGAAAGGTCCTCGGCTGACATTGGTTCGGATGCGTCGGTTTGCTGGAGCCACCCGGCGGCAATCTCATTTACTGCAAAACGGTCGGATGCTTGCTGAAGTTTGATCGCTGTAGCGATTGCGCGGTTGCCCGTGTAAAGCAAACCTTGCGACGGTGCCAAGAATTGAATCACGTCATCAGTGTTCAACTGGATGCCGTTAAACATGATGTCGTTTGACGGTCCGAAACGCTGTGCGGTCTGCTGGTCGCCCAAACTGACCATTGCGGCAGGTAGCCATTCAAACGAAAGCGGACGGCCCGTCGCTGAGGATCGGCTGGTGACATACCAAAAGCCCTGTCCCCACAAAATGAGGTCCGTTACCAGTTGCGAAAAAATGAAGTTTCGAGTCACGCGAGGATCGGGCTGATCCATCCATGATTCGTTCTCCAAATAGATCTCTTCGTACTCTTCGCCACTCCATTGCGTCGTGTAATGCTTGAGTTCTAAGCATCCGACCATCGACGCGATCATCTGAACAGAGCGCGCAATCGTGGGCACAGATAGGGCGAGTCTTTGCAATTCCCCGACAGAATATGTGTAGAACTCGCCCACCTGCGCTGCCGCACCTGCGGCGGCTTGTACGGGAGCAGACGCAAACGCGGGGGTCGCATTCACTTTTTTACTTCCGAAAAGAGCCATCACTAGCGATTCTCCCACACTTTTTGGTCCGTGTTAAGTACCCTCAGCCAAAAGCGAAAGCGGCTTTATTAGACCGCACTGGTTTGGACGCAAGCATGATTCCCCACACTGCGCACCGGGCGAGTTCTATGGGTCCGGGACTCTTCTGCGAACTGAGAACTATGGACCCGCCCGTTTTGACGGCGACCGATCGGGCGAAATGTTCGGCTAGTGCGATGTCGCCAATGTGGTGGACGCGATCCTCAATAATCATTAAGCGACAGGCCGCAGTCCATTTGAGCAGTTCGGCATATCCGACAATTTGCATTCGACGTCGCAAGTCTGGGGGACAATGAATTTCTAGTGATGGGGTGACCGCAAGTTTGACCGTTTGGTCGTGCATGATCCGCACAACTTCCTCCCACATTTGTGCGGCTGATTCCACTACGAACGCGACCGACACGATCACG